CTACAAAGATTGAATCAAAAGAAAGCAACACTTGCATTAGATATGGAAGAGATAGACGCAAGTATTAATTTCTTTTCAAGTAGAATAATTTCTATTGTAAACGCTGATTCACCTGTAGAAAAGGAAGAAGAAGAAGAAGCAGTTAAATCTAACAATTAACGTAACGCTCCGCCCTTTACCTGTACTTAGCTGCTCCTTCGGCAGGTAAGGGGTTTTTTATAATTAACTTGGGGAAGTGAATTGAATACAGCAAATACATTTATTAAACATCTACCGTGTGCATCTTGCGGCAGTAAAGATAACAATAGTTTATACAGTGATGGTCATACTTATTGTTTCGGTTGTGAAACCAGAGTATCGTCTGAAAAGATTGGGATACAAAGCAGTACACCTAGCATACCTACACTACCTACAGATAGAAATACTTTCTTACATTCTTATAAAGGATCTTACAATGCTCTTGATGACAGGAAGATTAGCCTTAAAACTGCTAAAGCTTTTGGCGTTTTATCTAGCCCCAATAAGCACGTTTATCCTTATTATAATAATAATGAAGTGGTCGCAACCAAAACTAGAAAGATAGATACTAAAGAATTTTATTCTGGTGGAGACTTTGAAGGCACTGGCTTATTTGGACAACATCTGTATCGAAACACAGGCGGTAAGTACCTTACTATTACTGAAGGTGAGTGTGATGCAATGGCTGTCTATGAAATCTTTGGAGGCAAGTGGTCAGTAGTATCTCTTAAACGTGGCTGTGCTTCAGCAGTAAAAGATATACGAGAGAGCATAGAGTTTGTAGAAGCCTATGATAATGTAGTACTTGCATTTGATAACGATGATGCCGGTCAGAAAGCAGCAAGGAAAGTAGCGCGTATATTAAAGCCTAATAAGACTAAGATAATGTCTTTCCCTACAGGCTTTAAAGATGCTAACGATATGCTCAAGCAAGGTAAGTTTGAAGAGTTTACTAAAGCTTGGTGGGAATCTAATACCTATACACCATCAGGTATCCTGGAATTATCTAGTAAGAAAACAGATTGGTTACAGCGGGAAGATAAAGAAAGTGTACCGTATCCGTGGCAAGGCCTCAATGATAAGCTATATGGTATGCGCAAAGGAGAGTTGGTTACTCTTACTGGCGGTACAGGATTAGGTAAGTCCAGTGTGACTAGAGAGTTAGAACATTGGCTCATCAAAAATACCAGAGATAACGTAGGTATTGTAGCTCTTGAAGAGAACTGGTTACGCACAGCAGACGGTATAATTTCTATCGAAGCTAACGACAGGCTCTATCTTACAGAGAAAAGAAATAACTACAGCAACGAACAGTTAGAAACTTTATTCGACAATGTAATAGAAGATGGCAGAGTATTTATTCACGCTCACTTAGGCGCTACTAACATAGATGAAATCTTTTCTAAACTTAGATACATTATAGTAGGCTGTGAATGTGAGTGGGTAGTAGTAGACCATTTACATATGCTTGTTAATGTAATGACAGAGGGAGATGAAAGGCGGGGCATAGATAACTTAATGAATCGTCTTCGTTCTTTGGTAGAAGAAACAGGTGTAGGTATGATACTTGTATCACATCTTAGGAGAGCAGCAGGCGAGAAAGGACACGAGCAAGGCATTGAAGTATCTCTTTCTCATCTCAAAGGTTCACAAGGAATTTCACAGTTGTCTGATTGTGTGATAGCATTAGAAAGAAATCAGCAAGCAGAAGATCCTGAAGAAGCTAACACTACTAGAGTTAGAGTATTAAAATCTAGATACACAGGTGACACAGGTTTAGCTTGCAGCTTAAAATATAATTCAAATACAGGAAGACTCTATGAAGCAGACCTTGATCTCTCTCCCCAACAGATTAGCTCATCACCGTTTTAAAAAAATAATATTTGATGTAGAAACAGATGGGTTAGAAGGTAACGTAATACATTGTATAGTAACTAAAGTTATTGGGGGCGAGACACGTTTGTTTCCCCCTGATAAGTTACAGGAAGCAGTAAATCTTTTAGCCAGTGCGGATGTATTGATAGGTCATAACATCATAGGCTTTGATATCCCTGTAATTAAAAAACATTTCGATGTCACCTTGACTAACCATATCGAAGACACCTTAGTAGTATCCCGTTTGGTTAACCCAGTACTTACAGGAGGGCATAGTTTAAGTAACTGGGGCTACCTTCTTTATCCTAATGATGTAGAAAAAAGAAAGGCAATACAGCCTGATAGTTGGAGTGAGTATACAAAAGAAATGGGTGCTTACTGTATCCAGGATGTAGAATTAAATGCAGATATATATTATAAGTTGTTAGAAGAAGTAGAAAGTTTTAGTCAGGAGTCTGTTGATCTTGAACATTCAATAGCTAAGATAATTAAACAGCAAGAAGTTACTGGCTTTATGTTAGATGAAAAGAAAGCTACTATTCTTTCTAGTAAACTACAATCTAAGATGGCAGTGCTTGAAAAGAAAGTACACGAAACATTTAAGCCTAAGTGGGTAGACGATAGATTAGTTACTCCTAAGTTTAATAAAGATAATACGTTATCTAAAGTACCTAAGTTAACTGACGAAGAACTTATTAAAGTTAAAGCAAATAACTTTCAACCTTTTATGCGGCAGAAATGGGTAGAGTTTAACTTAGCTAGTCGTAAACAAATTGGTGAATACCTTATAGACTTTGGATGGAAACCTAATAAGTTTACACCTACTGGTCAACCTATTGTAGATGAGACTACCTTAGAAAAAGTTAAAGGTATACCCGAAGCAACACTCATTGCTGAGTTTATGATGCTTCAAAAAAGAGTAGCACAAGTTAGCTCTTGGTTAGAGTTATCTATAGATGAAAGAGTACACGGCTTTGTCATACCTAACGGAGCTATTACAGGAAGAATGACACATCGAAACCCTAACGTAGCTCAGACACCAAGCTCTCATAAACCTTACGGTAAAGAATGTAGAGAGTGTTGGACAGTACCTAAAGGATATAAGTTAGTAGGTATTGATGCTTCAGGTTTAGAGCTTAGAGTCTTAGCACACTATATGAAAAATAAGGATTATATAAATGAAATTATCAACGGAGATATTCACAGCACAAATCAATCACTTGCTGGCCTTGAACAGAGAAGTCAGGCTAAAACTTTCATCTATGCCCTCATATACGGCGCAGGAAATGTTAAAATTGGAAGCGTGGTTGGTGGAAACTCAAAAGTCGGTGCAGCACTTAGAGATCGTTTCCTCAACAATCTCCCATCACTTGGAAATCTTACAGCTAGCGTTGAACGAGCAGCAAGTACACGTAAATACCTCAAGGCATTAGACGGTAGAGTCATACACATACGGAAAGTTTATTCTTCTTTGAATACTTTATTGCAAGGTGGCGGTGCAGTTATTATGAAGACTGCTTTAGTACTGTTAGATAATAAGATTAAAGAACTTAACCTAGATGCTAAGTTTGTAGCTAACATACACGATGAGTGGCAGATAGAAGTTAGAGAAGATCAGGCTAAACAAGTAGGACAGCTAGGAGTACAGGCTATAGTTGATACTGCTAATGTATTAGATATGAATTGTCCTTTAGATGGTGAGTATAAGATAGGAGATAACTGGAGTGAAACACACTAATCAATTAGATTTTTTTAATGCAGAAGATTCTTATACAGAAGATAAAGAAGGACATACTTGTATTAAGTGTGAAACTTATAAAGAAACTTTAGAGTTTCCTTTTAGAGAAACAATAGGAACATCGAGAAGATCTATATGTAGAGACTGTACTGCTATTCATACTAAGATAGTAAAAGAATTAAAACAACAGTATCCTAAACCTAGTGATCCTAACTATACTTGTCCTTGTTGTGATAAGATAGAAGATGAACTAAAAGAATACGGTAGATGGCAAGACAAATCTGTTTGGGTATTAGATCACGATCATTCTACTAATACTTTTAGAGGATGGATATGCAATAACTGTAACAACGCACTAGGAAGATTTGAAGATAATACAGAAACTTTAGATAGAGTTATAAATTATTTAAATAAACACAAGGAAAACTTATGAAGAAACTAGATACAGTAGTAGAAGACATCTATAAAGAAGTATCTAAACTTAGTGACGGTAAAACATTAAAGGTTACTGATAAACAATTAGATGAATTTGCAGAAGGTATGAAGGCAGCTATGAAACAATGGCTTACGCCAAGAGAAGTAAAGAAACCTTACTTGCGTATGTCTAACATAGGTAGACCAGAGAGGCAGCTATGGTATGATATGAAAACAGATCCTAAGAAAAATACATTAGCTGCTTCAACACAAATTAAATTCTTATATGGCCACTTGCTTGAAGAAGTTGTTTTATTTTTAGTTAAGTTATCAGGACATAAGATAACAGATCAACAGAAAGAAGTTACTGTTCAAGGTATTAAAGGACATATGGATTGTAAGATAGATGGAGAGGTAGTAGATATTAAGTCAGCATCTAACTTTGCCTTTAGAAAATTCTTGTTTGGTACGCTTCCTCAAAAAGATTCTTTCGGATACCTTGCACAGTTAGCAGGCTATGAAGAAGCAGAACAAACTACAGGTGGAGGGTTCTTAGCTATCAATAAAGAATCAGGAGAGTTAAGTTTATTTAAACCTCAAAGTTTAGATAAGCCTAATATTATTGATAAGATTAAAACAATAAAGCAACAGTTAAAAAAGAAAACTCCACCTTCTCGATGTCATTCCCCTGTAGCTGATGGATCATTTGGTAATATGAAATTACCTAGCGAGTGTAAGTGGTGCGTACATAAGTTTGAATGTCACAAAGATGCTAATGATGGAAAAGGATTGAGAGTTTTTAAATACTCTAACGGTCTTAATTATTTAACAGTAGTTAAACGTACACCTAGAGTAGAAGAAATTGCCTCGTAGATTTCCACGCAAGGTAAGACCAAGAGAAAAGAATGTTCCTAAAGGGTACGATAGTAAGTGGGAGTATGAGTTACATCAAGGCATACTTAAATCCTGGAGTCATCATACAGATAAAGTTCCTTATGTAGTGCAGCATACTTACGAGCCTGACTTTGTTAAAGATAAAATACTTATCGAAGCAAAGGGTAGGTTCTGGGATCACGCTGAGTACAGTAAGTACATATGGATTAGAAAAGCTTTACCTGATACAATGGAACTTATATTCTTATTTCAAAAGCCGTATGCTCCTATGCCTGCAGCTAAGAAAAGAAAAGATGGTACTAAAAGAACTCACGCTGAATGGGCGGAAGCTAATGAGTTTACTTGGTACTCCGAAGAAACTTTACCAGAGGAGTTTAAAAAAATGGAACAACAACCGAAGAATCCAGATGGAACAAGAAAGGGGTGGTACAAATGAATTATAAATTTGATGAAGACAAATCATTAGAAGCAATATCTTTATACATAAAGAGTACTTATGATGCACACTATGCTAAAGATAAAAACTATCAAGCAACAGATATAATCTTTGATGCTGGACACGGTGAAGGATTTTGTCTTGGTAACATAATGAAATATGCTATGCGCTACAAGAAAAAAGAAGAGGGCTACTTACTTGATGTTAAAAAACTTATACACTATGCAATTATATTGTACGGTGAAGAGATGAAAAGTATAGAATGTGGACATCTTTTATACGATCCTCCTAACAAGTAGGCTGGAATAAATGATAGGTAGATTACTGTATATGATACCTTTCTTTGGTATGTTCATAGGCGCATATTTTATGTGGACTGCCGATATAAAAGCAGCAATTATAATTGCAGGATTAGGACTAACACAAAGCTTAATATGTTTTATTTATCTTATAATACAAATTATAGTTAACGGAACAGACGGAACACTAGCAGTAGAAGTAGAACTATGGGATGCGGTAATGCCTATCATATTCTTAATGTTATCTTTTACAATATTTTTATTACTCACAACACAACTTGCAGAGACATTTTTAATATGAACATAGAAAAAAATAACGTAGGACTACCTACAAACTACCAGCAATTTATACATCTTAGTAGGTATGCTAGATGGAATGAAGATAAGAAACGTAGAGAGACTTGGGATGAAACAGTAGCTCGATACTTTGATTTCTTTGAGAAACATTTAAAAGAAAACCACAGTGTAGATAACATTACTTGGCCATCTGTTAGAAAAAGTTTAGAAGATAGTGTGCTTGCGTTAGAAATTATGCCTAGTATGCGAGCATTGATGTCAGCAGGTAAAGCATTAGAGCAAGATAACGTAGCAGGATTTAACTGTAGCTATGTAGCTGTTGATACACCTAGAGCCTTTGATGAAACATTGTACATACTTATGTGCGGTACTGGTGTAGGCTTTAGTGTAGAGCGACAGTATGTTAATCAGCTTCCTGATTTACCTGAAGAACTACACAAGACAGATACTATTATTAAAGTAGCTGATTCTAAAATAGGATGGGCTAAATCTTACAAAGAAATGTTATCGTTACTTTACTCAGGTCAAATACCTACTTGGGATGTGTCTAACATAAGACCTTATGGAGCTAGGCTTAAAACATTTGGTGGTCGTGCCAGTGGCCCTGCTCCTTTAGAAGAGTTGTTTGAGTTTACTATTAATATATTTAAAGATGCTTTAGAAAAAGGACAGCGTAAGTTAGTCTCTATTAACTGCCACGATTTAATGTGTAAGATTGCAGAGGTAGTAGTAGTAGGCGGAGTAAGACGTAGTGCTTTAATCTCTCTTAGTAACCTATCAGATAACCGTATGCGTAATGCTAAGTCAGGTGCTTGGTGGGAAGATAATCAACAACGTGCGTTATCTAATAACTCTGTAGCCTACACAGATGCTGCAGAAACTGGTGCGTTTATGCGTGAGTGGTTGTCTCTATACGAGTCTAAGAGTGGTGAACGTGGTATGTTTAATCGTCAGGCTGCAGAGAAACAAGCAGCTAAGAACGGTAGACGAGAAGAGTATACAGACTATGGTACTAATCCTTGTAGTGAAATCATCTTGCGCAACAAACAGTTCTGTAATTTAACTGAGGTTGTAGTTAGACCTGATGATACGATGGAGTCTTTAAGAACTAAAGTTGAAGCAGCTACTATACTGGGTACGTTCCAGGCTACGCTAACAAACTTTAGATACCTGACAAGTAAATGGAAACATAATACACAAGAAGAATCTTTGCTTGGTGTTTCTCTTACAGGTATAATGGATAATGTTGATATGATAAATGGTAAGATAGACTTAGAATATTTAAAGAATTTATCTGTATCAATTAATAAAGTATGGGCTAAGAAACTAGGTATCCCCCAATCCGCAGCGATTACCTGCGTTAAGCCTAGCGGAACAGTAAGTCAACTGGTCAATAGTGCTTCTGGTATTCACACTAGACATAGCCCATACTACCTTCGTACTATCCGTGCTGATAAGAAAGATCCGTTAGCTAGACTAATGGTGGATGCGGGTGTGTATTACGAAGATGATGTAACTAAACCAGAACATACCTATGTGTTTTACTTCCCCATAAAGAGTCCTAAAGGCTCTCTCACTAGGAAAGACTTTACAGCCATTGAGCATTTAGAAATCTGGAAACAGTATCAAGATAAATGGTGTGAACACAAACCCTCTGTCACTATCTCTGTTAAAGAAAACGAATGGATGGAAGTAGGTGCTTGGGTACATAAGAACTTCGATGATGTCTCTGGTATATCCTTCTTACCTTTCTCAGATCACTCTTATAAGCAAGCTCCTTATCAAGAGATAACGTATAACGAGTATAGGAAGTGGTTAAAGAAAACTACAGACACAGTAGATTGGTCTAAGATTACTGAGTATGAGACTGAAGATATGACTGAGAACACTAAAGAACTTGCTTGTGCTGCAGGTACTTGTGAGATTATTTAATGGCTAGGAAAAAAAGGGAAGAAGCAAAACTGTTAGGCTATGAAGTTTTGTTTAACAAACAAGGACAGTTGATTACTGAAAGAACAAGTACAGACATTACAGTGTTAGCTAAACAATTAACTAAAGAAGATTTTAACCTACTACAGTCGACAGTAAGAAGCGCAACAAGAGAACTAGACGCAGTACATAATAAAATAGAAGCGGATTTAAACGCGCGTAAAACATAGTTACTTCCAGGTGTAGACTCTAAGTGCTTTTGCTTTTCCTTTGACCTCGATAGGTTCTAATTCTCTTAAAGGAAAGCAAGAATACTTAGCAGTCTCTTCTCCTATCAACGTACCTACTCCTGCTATCTTAGTACTTGATTCTAATCGGGCAGCTACGTTGCAAGGATCGCCTATCAAACTAAAAGCAAACCTATCGGTGGCCCCAAAGTTTCCTGCTATGCACACACCAGAGTTAACCCCTATGCCTATAGCAATCTCTTGGATACCTTCCTCTTTAAACTTTTTGTTTAGCTCTATGATGTTAGCTTCAATTTCTTTGGCAGCTCTCAAGGCTAAGTTACGGTGGTCAGGTTGTGGGATAATAGTATTCCAATGGAACATACCTGCATCTCCAATAAACTTATCAGTACATCCGTAGTATTTATTAGCGGCTTTAACTTGTACATCCAGTACGTTATTCATTATGTATGTCACCATCTCAGGCTCTACAGATTCCGATAGGCTAGTGAACCCTCTCAAGTCTGTGAAGATAATACTGCAGTTAACCCTGCTCCCATTTACTTTGCACAAGTCAGGATTTTTCTGCAGCTTCTTCACCATACGAGGATCGAGGTATTTACCAAACTGTTTCTTAACTAACTGTCTAAGCTTGTACTGCTGTCTAAATCTAAAGTAGAACGCTGTAGCTCCTGTTGTAAACTGACATATCAATGCCCACGTTACATCAATCAGTAAACCTTTCTTTATAAAATATACACCCACTACAGATGTTAGTATAAGTATACAAGTGCTTAGAAAAACTCCAAGTGTTATACCTAAAGAATTAATAAAAACCCATACCGCAACTACAGAAACTAACAGCATAAGTAACTCTACACCTGCTGCATAGTCAGGTATCTGTGGACTGTTCTGTATTAGAATTGATTCAGCCAGTGCTGCCTGTATTTTATGTGGCTCTAATAAGCCTATTGGTGTAGCCAGTTGTGGCATAACTCCACTTGCTGTAACACCTACGAATACAAACGTACCTTCTACATCCATCTCTTGTAGTGTAGTTTGTGGTGTGTCTACCCAACTAACCCACTTGCGCCCTAAAGAGTCTACAGAGATAGGAGGTAGGCCTTGTACTCGTATCTCTTCTATGCCGTTCTCGTTTGTTTTAATTATGTAGGTACTAGAGTCTAACAAGACCTTGAGTACCTCAGTACCATAAGCAGAAACCCAACCATCCGGTGTACGCATTAGTAAAGGTAAACGTCTTACTAAGTTATCTACGTCAGTTTGAGCTACCGCTATGCCCTCGTTAGCATACTCAGATAGTATTGGAATGTTATTGAGGACACCTTGTACTTCATAGCCTCCGATGTCTTCGCCCATAATGACAGTGCCGGTAGTCTTAGGATACAGCTTGTTATTAGTTTCAAACAACGGCAGTACAGATGGGGCGTAGCTTAACGCTTCGGCAAACTCTGCATCTCCACCTGTTCTATCAGGATGTGGAAAAG